AGCAACCCGCGCCGGGGTGTCAGGATAAAACAGCATCCCGCGCCGCAACCCGTTGTGCAACCCGAACCACAGTCATAGCTGAAACCCGATGCCGCGCCGCGATGCTACGCTTTGAATGTCCGGCCTCTAGCTCAGCCTCAATTCGTGCCGTCTTGGCGTCGTCAATCCGGGGCTTGCCGCCCTTGGGCTTGCGGGTGGCAATCTGTTTTCTCAGCAGCTCTATCTCCGCCTGCAGGTCGCGGATGGTGCCCGATTGCCGATCTACAATATCCAAAGCAGCGCCGTTGCTTTCGGCCATGGCTCGGGCGAACTCCACCCATGCCGCTTTGCGAGAGCCGGGGCCACGGGCCGGGGGCCAATGGCTTGTTACGCGGTCAACGGTTTCCATTGGGTCGGTTTTCACGGTCGGGCCTTCCTTGTCTGATATGTGTAACAATAACCTATGTTACACAATCCGCAAAGGGCCAATGTCAGGCCACAGATAGGCCATAGGACGCGCAGGGAAGGCCACAGAGCGCCCCAATACCTATTCAGCACTCCGTGCCTATCGCGGTGCCTAGTTGGGCTTGTATCGCGCTAAAAACGGCCTGTTTCATTGCTGGGGAATAATCGGGGACCGGCGCAACATCCCGTTGCCCTCCGATCCCCTACCGTTTTGCGTCTGGTGTGACGTGTCAGCCCCGGCATTGCTACCGTGCTGCCATGCGCCGCGTCCTTGGGGGAACCGCGCCGTGACGGGGTTTGGCGTATCAAGCCGGGCACTCGCCGTCTGATCCCTTGCAGTTAGGCCCAAGAACTAAAGGCCAGCGACTGCAAACGCTATCTTTTCAACGCAGCAGATGCACGTCGGCCTGCATTTGCTTTGTCAGTCCTGCGAAGTCGTCCACGTCCATGCTGTAGTGCCGGGTCTCGTCGCCCGATGTTATGGCCCAGATGATAGTGCGGGGTTCCCCTTGCACGGTGCAGGTGCGCACATTTGAAACGGCATAGATTTTCAGGTCGTCGCTCATTCCTTGGGTGCCCCTGTTTGTTCAGATTGCATGTTCATGGGTGACAGGTAGGTGTCGGCCTCGTCGTCGGTCCTCGGGTTCTGTCTCTCGAAACCGCGCAGCTCGTTTGCGTTATACACCCCGATTTCGCGGGCGATGCGGTAAGACTGGAACCGGGCCAGCATGTCGCCGCGCAGCAGCTCGTCCATGTCAAACTCGACATTGTGCAGGCGTCGCCCGTCGGTGGTCAGCAATGCCCGCTCGATGGTCCGTTCCCACTTCACCAGCCAAGGGCGGATGGTATGGGTTGCGAACCAGCGCCCCAATTCGGTGACATTGGCATAGCTACCGTTTGATAGATCGCCCAGAACCGGGGGCGGGATGCGAAACATGCGCCCGATCTGCTCGACACTAAAACGTCGGCTTTCCAACATTTGCGCGTCCTCGGGTGAAACCGATAAGGCGGTCCAGCTCATGCCCTCCTCGAAAACACCAATGCGCCCCGCGTTGCTCGAACCGCTGTAAAGGCTTTCGATGCTCTCACGCAGCGTTTTTGCCGCCTCGGGGCCGATCTGGTCGGGATGGGTGACAACCCCGGACAGGGCCGCGCCGTTGCGGAATGTGCTACCTGCGAACCGTTCCACGGCCATAGCGGTCTGGAATGTCTCACGCGCCCGGTGCAGTCGGCTCTTGCCCATGATGCCGTCGTCGCTGCGGTCTTTGAGGTGCAACACTTCCTCGGGCAGTAGCCTGCGGGTTCCCCGGTGGGGTGTCGTCACGTCATAGCGGATGCGCAAGGTCTGCGGGATCTGTACCACGGTCACGCTGTCGGGGTGAATCGGGATGACTTGGATAGGTGCGCCGCGCCCGTCGCGGATGATTTCGGCATAGGCGTTCCCCCGCAACAGGCAATGCGCTGTCATGGTTTCCAGCCACTCGTTTGAGGTCTGCCAGTCGTTTGCGTCGCCTGCGAAGATACGGGCGACGGGGTGCTGTCGGGTTGCCGTGCGCACCCCGCCCTCGTCCTCGCGGTAAACCAGCAAGGGCAGGGATGCCACGGTTTCACTGATGATTTGAACCGCTGCAAAAACTGCACTCATATTCTCGGCAAGGGGTGGGGTCACGGCAATGTCGCCGCCCTCTTTTCCTGCCAGATGGTCCCAGCTCGTCGGTGGGGTGCTGCGGGTTTCGGTGCGGGGTGCGAATAGGCGGGATATGATGTTCATAGCGTTTCCAGAAACCTGCGGGCCAGTGCAACCCGGTGGGGTGCTTTGAAGGATGCCAGCGCCCTGCGGGCCACTTCGGTGTCGGGATAGGCGGGCGTCGGGGTGATGGTGATTTCGTGCAGGTCCACGTCCAGTAGGTCGCGGGTGACTAGATCGCCCTGGACGTTCCAGCGGTCGCCCTGGGGGGCAATGGTGAAGGCAAAGGATGCGCCGCGAATGTCGCCACGTTCCACACTCACCAGCAGGTCGCGGGCGGTGCCCGTGTCTGGCAAGTCCACCTCGAACTGCAAACCTTTGCTATCCTCGGACAGTCTCAGGGTGCCAGCAGAACGTCGGCCCAGAACAAGGTGGGGCAGATGATGCACCAGCGCCATGGGGTCGGCCCTGTTGCTCTGCAGGCTGCGCTTGAACGCGCCGGGGCGCACATACTCGACAAACCCGCCCAAGTCCTCGGAAGGGCTATCGAACACGGCTGCATAGCCCTCAAGGCGCGGGGTTTTACCCCCACGCGCTCTAAGCTCTAGGGCGGGTCTGCGCTCAGTCATTACACTTCCAAGTCGGAAGCAAAGGCGAAGCTCTCGCCATGACGCAGTGCCACGTCCACGTCGCGCATAACACGCATAAGAACCCGGCCCTTGCTGTAGGCTGTGGCCTCATACGGGTTCACCAGAATGTCGGTGCCGCTCCAATAGCCGATCATGAGCTGCGACCATGCCCCGAAAATAACGCTTGTGGTGTCAGGGGTGCCCGCGACGGTCGGCAAGGTGTTGGTGGGTGCCGCTGCATATCCGGCAAGGGTGCCGGGGTCTGCCATGATGTAACCCGGCCCAGAACCGTCTGCGCCCGTCACTTTCAACGTGCTGCGCAGTTTTGCAATCGCCTTTGGGTTCATGGTCCAGCCCATGCTGCCAATGTCGGCATTTGCGCTTTGAACTGTGGCGATGAAGTCCAGCACCTCGGCCCAACGGTCGCCCGCGCTTGCGCCTGCCAGCGTCAGCTCGTTTGCGTCGGGGTGATTGATAACCCCGGTCGGGGTGTTGCCCGTCCCGTCGCCTGTGATGGCCGCGCGGTCGATTGCGTTTGCCACGACACTGGCAAGGTCGTTGCGAACCAGTTGCTCGATGCTCGGGGCCGCGTTGATAAGGGTGCGCCGCGAATAGGACGTGATCGCGCCCACGGTCTTAGGCGACATGGAAACATCGGCAAAGTCGGCGTCGGTTTCGGTGATGGTCCCGTCCTCGGCAACCCATTGCGCTGTCGAACTGCCCGTCTGTTTGGGAATGTCCTGATCGCCCTGCAGGTTGTCCAGAATGGTTGCGCCAAGGCGTCCCGTCACCAGTTGGTCGCGCAGCATGTCGATGAACATGTCGGCACGGTGCTGTGTCGGATAAAGGCTTGCCGCGTCGCCCCCGGTGGTCAGGGTGCGCTTGTGGAAAAATTGGTCGGGAACTGCGATGCCCTGAAACTTGCGCCCGCTGCGCCGCTTAACCTCTTGCGAGATTTCACGCTCGAACCCGGCGTCCACGTCCTCGCCAAGTTGTGCATTGATGGCACGAACCAGTGAAAAGTCGCGGGCGCGGTCCTCGAACTGCCCGTCTGCAGGGTTGTGGGTGATGGCGGGTGCGCTGCGCTCGGCCTCTGCCAAGAACTGCGAACGCTCGATTTTGCGGTCCAGCTCGGCAATGGCGTCTTTGTGGGTGCGGAACTCTGTGTCCTCTTTGTCGGACAGGTCGCGGGTTTCGGCCTCGGCCTTGTCAGTCAGGCCACGCATTTTTGCAACGGTCTGTGCGCGTTGCTCTTTCAGCTCGTGAAGTTTCATGATGGGTTAGTCCTTTGTGTTCATGAACGATACATATGTGAAAGTATGCTAGCACATGATAGCACTCTTAGCAATCTTTCACGCGCTCAGGTCCAGCAA